CGTAGAAGTTGCCCAGTTGCCCTGATGTGTGCCAATCTCCTGGTCAGAAGCCAGGTCGCCACTGGAGTCAAACGCCACTACCTTGCTTGCGCGTGCGGCAACGGCATCTGTTAAGTTAACAGCCCCGGCATCAGGTACAGGACTTGATGGATCACCGAGCTTGAAGCATCGGTCAACCTCTTCCTGCAATTCTTGCACTTGAACAGTGACGCGATCCAGGGCCGTTTCATGCGAGTCAGCAGGGAATGCGCTATTCTCGACATAATCAGTGGATTGCGTTTGCGCAGTCTTTCGGCGAAGGTAAACGTTGCCCGTGCCTGTCGGCGGGGCTGCTACGAAGGTAATGTCTCCCCCGCCTGCATCTGTTGCGCCACTTACTGAATAGTGCGTTGTCTCGGTCTGCTGCGTCCATGTAGTTGGAGCGCCAACAGGTGTGCCAAGATATACGTCAATATCACTTGTCGCGAGTATTTTAAAATTGTATGCAAATACAGTGGTAGAATTATCACCATTGAATTGCCTAGTTGCTGTAGTGGTTGTGATTGTCATTTATTACCTCAGAGTCATTCTATTGTTTCTAATTTTCATGTCATGTCCTGTAAGCTCTGATGTTTCTATTTCCAACATTCTACGGAAACGATCTGCAACGGCTGGATGTTTTGCCTTAAAATCTGCGACAGCCGCCTTTTTATAATCGTTATACACCGACTTCCATATAGCGGCGCGGTCAGCATTGCTTGTTGGGACTGTCATCGGCTTCCCGTCTTTATCACGCTGTAGCGGGTCTTTTTTTAATTGGTATTCTTCGGTTTGGATTATACCCCGCATGGCTTCGACAAAAGTTTTCATCACTTTTTTATCGTTGCCATGCTTATCTATTTCTGTGATTGGGGCTTTCACGCCACGGGCAATATGTTTCACCAACCATATTTCCTGCGGCCCTGTAATATTGACCGCCGCCCCGTGTTCATCTACTGCATAACCGTCAGGCACGGCAAACCTAGCGCCTACCGTTGCAGCCTCAAATCTCAGATCACTATCTTTTCTGCCACTGGTTGTCGAGTGACGCGTTGGCGTTAATGTACTCCATAGATGCCCTTCATCGACAATAGGTGTCCCCAACCAATCGTGCTTATTCTCTAAGAATTTTGAAACCCCTGGAGTGTTCGCCATTATCTGGTCAAACAGCGTCCTGGTTTCCTTGATATGGGGGTCAATATTTTTCCCCATTTGCGCAACCAACCTCGGCACTAATGTCCCTGCCAATTGTTTTAAAGAACGCGCATCCGTTCTGTCCGGCGCAAGAATTACATCAAAAATCTTTCTCGCATTAGTCGCCCATGTTTTGGATAACAATTGCTTCGATATTGACAACAACAAAGCAACTTCCGCATTGTCTGCTACCTCTGGGTCAACGTGTGTTCTAAACTTTTTAAAATCCACCATCAAGCCGAAGACCATGCCAAACGGATCAGCGCGGTCAAACGAATAATAATGTAATGATTTGTCATCCGCTTGCCAGACAATGGAATCTTCTTGCCAGCCAGCGGCCTTTAAGGTTGCCCGTGTCTCTTTGGAATTTGGGCCAACGGGGCCACTACCCGTTGCCGTCCCAGCATCTGCCATCTGGTATGCCAGGTAAGCAATTGACCCACCCATTGCAAGCTTTGCTAATGCTCGGCTGCGCCTTGCGCCACGCCCTTTTTCCGGCCCCTTGCCAAAAATATCCTCCCTGGATTCTTTAACAAAAAGGTTTAATCCTGGCAATTTTTCAAATGTTGTCTTGTTGATCTGCGTTGGCGTTCTGACAAACGGAAATGGCAAACGCAATAATGGCAACTTATTAACCGCGTGTTCCAACACCTCGCCAATTCTTCCTGGCTCTGCGGTGAACGTCAGTTCCCTTGCCAGACTTTGTGCATGGATTTGCATATCCTCTGGCGGGTTTTTCATAAATTCATCAACGTGTTCAACCAATGTCTTGCCTGTTAAATCTTGTGCGTATCCGCTTTCCCATGCCTTGTCAAGAAGTGCCAGGCGATATGCAACTGCCTTGAGATAGGTATCCGAGGTGATAACAGGACGCGCCCCCACAGTACGGAACAAATTAAACGTGCCGTCAAAAAGCATTCCCATCCAGCCAGCTTCATCAAACTGGAAAAACTCTTCCTTCTTTCCCGCCGCCACTTGATGGCGTTTCATCAGTTTATTTAAATTGGCAACCGTTGCCTGTGGCTCTCCGAATCCCTCCAGCTTGACAACATTCGGGCCACCTATTTCGTTCAGTTCTTCAGATTCGCCACCCGTTTTAGTTACCTTCCATGCGGCTTTTGCTAGTTTATAGGCATGTCGCATGGTTTCGTTAAACTTGTATAACGATTTGCCAACTTGTCTAAAATGAGTACGATCTTCTTTAGGGACTCCGCCCAGGGCATCAAAAGTTGCTGTCCATAAAGTTTCTGGCAGAAAATGATTAAGAATATTTAAACTGGTCATGGCAAAGTTTACTTCGTGGGTTGGAATACCACTGAGCAAGCCACTCATCCACAATTCCGTAAACATCTTCAGACCACTTGGCCCTTCCAGTTTTTCCAGAAATTGTTTACGCTTGCTTGCGTCTTCCAAAAGGCCAAGCATTTCTGCTGCCTGCATTCCACTAAGGTTTTCTATATCCAGCCCTTCATCAGCCGCATAATCATCTAAGGCATCTGAAAAATCAGGCAACGCTTCTTCCATCGGACTGACAGGGGTTTGCATATCTTTACCTGTCCGCCCCCAATCTGCGTGCATTTGTGATTTAATGCTATGCAATTTTTTCCATAAAATAATTGACCGCAACATTTCATCTTCTGGCAATTCGCCAGCTAATACCTTATTCCTAACATCAAGCATGTGTGCCGCTGATGTCACATCCAAAACCCTGGCTACTACTTTTTGTTTACGGGTCGCTTGTCTTGGGTCAACCTTAAAGCTTTCTTGAATAGCCGCTGTTGGGTCTGCTAAAATCTCCTCTTTGACTTCTGGCAATAATTCAAGAATAGATGCATCCTTTAAATCTTCAACCAACTCATTTTCTGTCATGCGGCGCAATTGCGCCATCATGTTTTTTATATCCTGAATTGAATCAATCGTGTCGTAATTAATGCTATATCGAGGTTTCTTGCGTGGAATATCTTTAACCTTGCCAGTAGCGACACCAGGCTCTTCATCCCTCAAGGCTTTAGCTGTTTCGCTTTGACCTTGTTTGCGCAATTGCCTGCGCCGCTTGCCAGTTGCCCCCTCATCAGGGAAATCCTCAACATGCTTACCAATCAGCGGTTGACCTTTGGTATTCCGCGTGGCCCTGTCTTTTTGTAAATTGCTGACAAACTGGCGATCACGATACACACGCAAAACATTAAGAAATCCACCAAATAATTTATCAGCAACTAATCCTCCTACAGCCCCGTCTGTTACCTTTTTTAATTTGGCAACGACATTGGGGTCTTCTTTTCTTGTCTGTAAAAATCTGGTGACAGGATTCGATAGTTGCGGATAGTGTTCGATCAACTCGCTTAATCCACTTTGATCTCTATCAAAAGCAACAAAGTTGGCAATAAGACCATCCAGCGCCGCCTTGGATTTTTTAGAATTTTTTAATATCCCCAGCGTTTGTGTCATTTTTTTGCTGAGATAAAAATCCGCCAAATATGTAATCATCGGGCGGGAAATGTCCGTCATGCCGCCGCTCATACTTGCGTCTTCAGGTACGGTTGGGATTACATCACCCCATCGGGACTCTCCTGTTTTTGGATCAGCCTGCCCAGCGGCAAAATTAGCAACATCCTGTGCCGTGTTAAGGAGTTTCGATACACCATCTAAGCCAGCGCCAGCAACTTGCATTCCAGGGAGTTTGTGGAGCTTCGGAATAAATTTGGAGCGCAAAACAATGCGCCCATCCACTGTTCCAGGGGCTTCCTTGCCACGAATTGGGACATCGCGCATTTCAAATCCACCCTCGTTCTTCAGCCCAGAGGCATCCGTTGTCGGTAGATGGAAATACTGCTCTTCACCTTCATCATCAGTAATATTTACATCTTCCTCAACATCAGTATCATCGGAATTTAAATATTCTTGGGCTTCTTCCCACCGATCCTGGTCAACACGCTCATTGACCGCCTTCTCACCCAACACTGCACTGTCTTCAATATCTGCCATATTAGCCTAATGGTAAGGGAGTTAATTTGCGATTCTTGATTTCCTTCTCAATCGTTTCCATTTCTTTTATTTCAATCGGGCCTAATTTTCTACCATACCCTTTGATTGCGTCAAAGTTTCTGCTTTGCAAGTCCTGCAATCGTTTTAAAAGGAGCTTATTGGGGTATTTCGTTTGATTCCCCAGGCCCGTGGTTTGTTTTGCCAATGCCTTTTCAATTTCAGCAAGGGCGGCAAAATCTTTTTTATCCTGGGCCTCTTGTTGCAATCGTTTTAATTTGACCACTTTACGTTTTTCATCTGCCGCCTTAACTTTTGCTGCTTTTTCTTCTGCTGCTCGCCTAGCCAATACCTTGGCCTCGGACTCTTGCTGTTTTTCCCTCTCTTGCGCGGCTTTTTCTTTCGCTATCCGCGCTTCTTCTCTAAGGCGATCCTCTTTCTGTTGCCGCAACTTAGCTACACGTTCTTGCTCTTTCACCTTTTTATCTTCTGCGGCCTGCTTTTGTTCCGCCCGTTGTGCCAATACCTTGGCCTCGGACTCTTGTTGTGCCGCATCCGCCGCTCGCCTAGCTTTCCCCGCTTGCTCGGCCTCTACTCTGCCAACCACTCGTTCATGTTGAGCCTGTAATGTGGCTTGCTCTTCTGCGCGCTCTTCTGCACGCTCTTTTGTCTCTTGCCCTAACATCTGGTTGATTGCTTCAAAGCCACCCATCTCTTGGAATAAAGGCTCGATTAATTTCACCATCTCATCGGGGTCAATGTTGAAAGATTTAGCAATGTCACTGACCGCCCTCAGACTATCACTCATTTGTTTATCAGCTTTGCGCTGTGCTTCCTCCCTCGCCAGCTTCTCTCTCTCTTGTTGTTCTACAACCTTTCTGGCTTCCATCTCTCTTTGATGCCGGACTGCTTCTTTTGCGTCTGCCTCTTCTTGCGCTATCCGCGCTTCTTCTCTAGCGAGATCATCTGCTTTCTGTTGTTTCAATGTCTCGAGTTCTTGCGCTTTTAACCTTTCATCTTCTTTCTCTTGCCGCTCCTTCTCTTTTTTTTCTGTGTTCAGCGTCTTCTTTGATTTGATGCCACCCAACTTTTCTATGGTTTCGGCATCCCAACCCATCGCCTCCATTTGCTTCAAGACATCAGTCATCTCTATTGCGTCTTCAAAATCAAGAGTCCCACCAGCAACCGCCGCTTTTATTTTGGCTTTCATCGCAGCAATATTAGGAACTTTACCCGTG